TGGATCTGGACGACCAAAACTATCAGGAGACAGATAGGTCTTGTTGTTGATGTTATAATGGAACTTTAGTTCGATGAACGGATTATCTGGTTCGTACTTATAAGGAACGATACGAACTACTTGTTTACCGGGCTTTGGTTTCCAAATCAAGTTAGATTTTTGATTTGTGTTTGAAAGAGAGTTCAAACGACTCTTTAGCTTACTAATGTCTAATGCCATAATTTATTTAATTGTTTAATTGTTAATTAGTTAATTATTTTAACCGAATCACTCGACTCGGTTTATAACCAACCTAAAATCAGTGTACACTAGGTACAAACTGAAATCAAGTCAAAAATATATATCAAACTTCGGAGATAGAAAACAGTTTTAATGGAACTATTTTTACACCAATTTCATTGGTTAGTATAATACTGTTTTTATATAAATCCCAATTTAATTGAAAACTTTTATCAAATGTGCCGTCATTTTCATCAGCAATTAACTTATTCATTGCGTTTAATGTATACAATGTATTTGTTTGCTTTTTACGATGTATGCTTATTGTTCCTTTATATCGATTAACTTGTTCACGTTTTTCTACATTGAACGTTAGATATAATTCCCGAAGATTATTTTCGTTAGCAAATATAAAGATCTTATTATCAATCAATTTATATTGTTGTGGTATTTCATTCAATACGTCTGTATATTGACTACTATTGGAGAATGTACAAAGCAGTTGTTTTTGTATCATGGTATTTCAAATTCAAATTTACCGTCAATTTCAGGTTCCATATCAAAATAATTTGCAAAATGTTCAAATCCCTTGTCTAAAATTTGTTTAACGGTAATTGATATTTTTATAACCATTCGTTTGAAAAATTCTTTTATTTTGTTATAGAATACATTTAATGCACTCTTAGCGGACGCAGATAGATTTTTTACAAACTCTAAACTGTTTTGTACTACGTTTTTAAATTCGGCGCCTAAATTGTTAATAAATGACATCAAACTTTCTTCTATTATTTGATTTTCCAATAGAAGATAATCAGTTTCGTCATATTGTTCTTTTAAGATGCCAATTCTAAGTGATCCGCCACGTTCATTTCCTCTGTCACGTACACCGAATTTAATTTTATTATAGTTATCGTCGATGAATTCATCTACTGTGTAAACCAAACAATCTCCTTGACAATCCCAAGTCATAATATGATCTGCTACACATTTTTCGCCAGCAGCAAATCTTTTTTCGCCGGTAGAAAATTCTCTCAACAATGCTTTTTTGTATTTATCTTCGGTAAAAATCTTATTTAATTCACCCAACATCTGTTGCATTTCTTTTTCTTCTATGTTGATGTCATTAACTGCATCTGGACTTTTAATCAACGATATTAAGTTATTTACAGCTTCTTTGGTTTTCTTTTGATCACTAGTGGTTGATAGTGTAGTCAAATTTTTATTAATAACAGCTGCATGTTCATAGTAAAATGACTTTTCCATTAAATGAGCAAGTGTCTCTGTAATATTTGCAACCATCTTGTTTTTAATATCTGGAAAGTCTTTCAATACTGCGGAAATTACGGTTGTTAATTCTTTATGTTGTGAAGATGCTATTTGTGCTCCACCAGCTTTCTTTGCACTACATTTTATGTTACCATTAATAATTAAATCTGTTTTAGATATCTTTGATATACCCGCAAACTCTTCAGATAATTTACATCCAGATGATCCCAATATTTCTACAGCTTTAACCGGAGCACTAATTTCTTTGTATTTACCACTTTTTAATTTATCAGCTATCTTTTTAGCAACTGTATTTTTTGATCCTTGTGGAGTATTAAATTCTTCACCTATATAGGCCTCCATTTCTCTAGCAGGACACGATTTATCCAAATCACTATTTGCTTTAGATACAAACTTATTTTTATATTTTTTGTACAATGTAGACAAAACTGCAATAGTTTGTACATCGTTCTTCTTATATTGAATTAAACGTTCATCCGACAAACTTCTAATTTTTACATATGTAGAAGCTGGTACCAAATTTACATTATTTGTAGATAGATATTTGTCGAAATCGACAAGTGTAAATTGTATATCTCTTCCTCTAGGAAATTTAAATGTAGTGAAATTGGTTGTTTCAAAAACTTTTTGAAAATAAAGTTCAGGCGGTATAGTCTTTCCAGCATCATCGGTTCCGGCTACTGGTTCATAAAATAAAACGTCTTTTGCAATTTTAAAGAAATCATTGTTATATTTTGGAGAAATTGCTTCTTTTATAGATTTTCTTATTACAGTGGTTTTTCTTGATTCGTCGTATACTTGCTCTCCAATCAAGTTACCTTCTGTATCAAACCATTCGTATCCCTTTTTGTAGAATCCAAACTTTTTAGCTTCATCTACACTATAATTTACAAGAGGAGATTGACCCGTCAACACAGATTGTACCGCTATTGCATCCAATTCTTTTTCTCTAGGAGTTCTTTTATCTTGATCTGTGTCAACTATCTTTTTGTCCAATGCTTGATCTATAGGAACAGTTTCATCTTTATCGTCTTGTTTTGATGTGTCAGATTTTGTATCTCCGCCAGCTTTAATGTCTGATGGGGGTTCTGTAAAAATATTTGTTTGAGCTTTTTTAGGATTTTCAGCAAAGTGGGTACCTTTATTTACAGCACGATCACGATATTCTTTGCTTGGAAACGTAACAAGTATGCCATCTTTGTTATATGCTTGTCGATCTGGGAATCTACCAGCTTCAAATAAATTAGAAGTTTTATCGACTACGAAATTAACATCGTATCCAAGCGTTTCGAGGTATTCTTGCAATACAAAAACATGTTCTTGATTTTTAACATCAAAAACCCCGTCCTTAATACGACCGTCACAACAAATATCGTTAATTAGTGCTTTAAAGTTCATCTATTATAAATATAGATATAAATATATTTATAAATTGACTAATTTCAAATCATTGTAATTATTTCCCCAATAGGTCTTCACTTTGAACCGTTTGTTCTTAAAAATCTCAATTAAGTCCAATATGTTCTGATTATCTTCATCGTTATGAATATCAAATACAATAGAATCATATACATACAGAATCGGTACTATTCTTTTATCGCTCACAAACTTAATACACTTGCCCAAACTATTGATTCCGTGTTCCGTTTCGGCTGCTTGAATAATATAAGCAAATAGCTTGTTTTTATTTGGATCTAAAATGTGTTTGTCGGATATCTTTCTTTTATAGATTGGAGTAGTTATGTATCCTTTTTTCTGAAAAGATTCCCAGTACTTATTCTTTAAAGTCTCTACTTTGGCGAAATATGGTATATCACAATATTGTTGAGAAATCTGTCCATATAGATTAACCATCGTCAATTTCTTGGCTTTAGCAATAGTGTCAGATGTAACTTCTTCTAGATTAAAGTATTGTTTAGCAAGATGTTCATAAATGGTCTCGTCTTCTGGAACTTTATAATCAATCAAATTTGCTACAATATATGGATGAAATCCAGTAAAATCAATCATCATTAAATGACCATTATCTCCATATCTCGACACAAAACTATTGCGTGATCCATCGTCTTTCTTTAGAGCTACATAGTTTATGTTGTCATAAGCATTACTTGGTCTACCCGTTGGATTATAAATGTTATAACTGGTATATACAAATCCATCATAAACACGTGATTTAAAATGTTTTTTAAACTCACCAACATCAACTTTTAATCCATTTTTTTCCACATCATACAAAGTATCAGTGATAATATCATTGAAGAATTTGAAACAGTAAGTGTCTGTATCGACTTCGTGCAAATCGCATATTAACTCTACTTCATCATCAAAACACTCTTGATGGCTTATATACGGAACGATTAGGTTGAAGTCATTAACGTTACGATGTGATCTATTTAAATAATCTTTGGTTGCGGATGAACACTCTTCTAGAGTTTCATTATTTTTTATGAAACCAAACAAATTTACATCTACTAGTTTACAGTTTAACCAGTACTTATAAGTCTTTTTGTTATTTACGTAAACTGTGTATTTCCCCGATTCAATTTCATCTTTGAACTGTTCAAATGTTGAATCTGGTACCACATCGACATGTGTGAAATTATAGTAATGTTTACGTTGAGTCTCAAAATCATAAACAAACGCAGCGATAATCGAATTGTTCTTATTATGACAATTATTATCTTTGGTTATTAGTTTTAGATAGATTTTGGAACTGTACTTCACACTCTTACTCTACACTATAATTGTATAGAGTCAAGATTAAAATCCACGCCAAAATTGTTTTGGGTTATTTAAAACAATCTGAATATTTGGAATATATACTTGAGCGTCACGAATTCTAAAATTATTGTAGTTAACCACGCCTGTTTCTTGAAGAGTTTTGCCAATATATGTGTTCAACTCTGGTCCAGTTATTTTCCAATCTATCTTGGTTTTTATAAAATAACTGGTATTAGCTGTGTTATAGTCTTTGTAATTGGTTTCAATAATATCAAAGTAATTGATTCTAGCAACAAAAAATCGGTCGATATAACCACGATCATAGTCGTCTTGCGTTATAGTGGGAATATAAGTGGATGGCTTTGCAAAGTCAAAGCTGCCAAGACCTACTATATTTTTAACACTATTTGGAGTATCGTATATCATACAGTTACATATTCTAGTTTAGACGACCCAATACATCTAACCAACGCATTAACAGTAGTTTCCCATTTACCATTGCTTATTTCATGATCTACTTCCAATATTTGAAATATAACGTTTCCAGGCACATATGGCTTAGGAAGATTACTTATCGCAAATACTTGTAAATTTCTAAATGAGAATATACCATCAAACTTTATTGTTACAGTAAAGTTATCAGCTACCCCACTGTATTTTGCGTTATTGTTTTTAAAGTCGTCGTCATTCATCATTTGTGTTAGTTTACCCTTCATATCAGATGGCAAACACAAATATTTATGATTCTTTCTATTTCTCACATCATCTACTAATTCCGTGAATGCTTTTGAATCAGCTCCACTCTTCAATCCTCCAATATAAGTTCCTGATACTTGTTTTGTTGTAATACACAACACTCCGCTTTTTTCCTTTGGTCCATAAGATTGTAAATCAGCTATCGCATTATTATCATTTTCTATTCCAGATGTAGTACCAGGTACCAATGTGTTAGCAGTAGCAATAGATCCACTTTGTTGTGAAACCATTAAACCAAGTTGAAATTTATCCATTCTATCAACAAACTTCATAAATGGTATATTATTCAAATCATTCAAAGCAGCGTTTAGTTGATCCACGCTCTGAGCTTTGCTTATTTTATCGGTTATATTGGTTCTTAAACTCTTTGAATTTTGTCCACCAAACATAACGTTTATAGCTTGTTCATTTGTTAAACTAACATCGAAATTTATGCTCTTTATAACATTGTTTGTTCTTCCCAACTCAAACATATATACTTCACGCAATATGTCAAAGTTAACCATATTTTTATCTACTATAGATAGTGTAGAATTACCGTTTTGATCTTTTCCTTCCACAATATCAAATTTCCAAAAACCATCAGTTGAGTCATTTATAGTATTTAGAATTGCGTTAATAAATTGTTTGTAATTTTTGGTTTCAGATGAATTTACAATATCAATCAACTTGGTTTTGCTAATATAAATGTTTTTTAAATACCCAAAGTAATATTTCTTGTATGGAACTTTTGTAGGTTGTCCAAATTTGTTTGGTCGAATAACCTGTACATCTTCCGCAAATGGAAATGAAGCCGATGCTTCTTTGTTAGAATTTACACTGTGATAATATAAATAATTGATCACACTATCAATATTATCTCTATATCTTCCACTAGTTTTAAACGTCTTCTTTGCAGCATTTGCAGCAAAATATAAACTTTCTTCAGTTTTTAAGTCTCTATAAAATTCTGTAAGAGTTCCTTCATCAACTGCTTTCTTGTATTTTTGTTCAAGTTGATCATTACGAGGCACTGTAATATCTTGTTGTTGGTTTAAGAATGCATTTCCAGACGTTGTATTATAAGCAAATCTCTCGCCAAAAATTTTCTCAGCAAATGCATCTTGTACTGTAGAAAAAGCATCTGCATTGTCTCCTTTAAGATACCCGCTATTTGGATTACCTTTTTTATACGGAGTTCCTCTGTTTATTTTTGGAGAAATTGGATTTGGTATCAATACATTTTTGTCACAAGATATCAAATTTGGATGTGCGCTTATGATTATATCACTAATATCTACCAAAAATTGTTTAGTATTTGAATTTGCCATGAATAGATTTACCAATTCAAATACAAAGTCTAATTGCATCCAGACTTCGGTTGCGCCATCTTTTGCATCAAAATCTGTTTTATCGTCAACAAATGATAACTGTGTGTACGTTTGTGCATCGGGTTTTACAGATCCATAATTTATAACATCTGATTTTCCATCTGGCTTCTTTTTAGCTCTATAGTATTCTTCTAATCTTCCAGCAAAAACTCTATCTTCAGGTTTACCGCCATAAAATAAAGTAGAATTGCTTCCTGCAAATTTTGTAGTAACCACAGCTTGTACATTTTGTTTGCTCTTAGCCAACTGTTCTTGATTTGCAAGTGCATCTTTTTCAACTTTGTTTTTTGGAATCATATTAATCTTATCGACTATATAATTCAAAAAGTTTGCTTGACTATTATTTACATTCGGGGAAATAACTTGACTTTCTCTCATTACATCATTTATAGATGGTAAATAAGTACGTACAAATGTTCTTAAATCTAAAAATTCAGTATTGTTTTGATCACTAGCTGTTGCTGGAGTGGTTGTTGCTATTTTAGCATTATTATCAGTTCTCATTCCAGCAAACATTCCTTGTCTGGATGTCATATCAACATTGCAATCATAAACAAATCCATCGGTTGTGGTAAATGAATACTTTGTTATAATTCCCGTTACACATCCATAATTACCATTGGATTTATTTGAACGATCCAAAGCAGTTTGTGGTTTATATACCAACTCCCAACACTCTTTTAAATTAGCAAGATTAACAAGTGATTTTTGATTAAAAAGATTCCAACCAAATTCAACAAAGAGATTGATTCCAGCAGTAAAAAAGAACGGCGTTAAATATTCAAGTTGTGCAATACCATAACATTTAAACTTAATACTAGCATAAGTCAAAAGTTCTTTGCTTTGTTTTACACTGACACTTACTATTCCAGGCGGAGGAATTATAGGAGATATTTGACTATTTTGCGGAAAATTTTGTGTATTTTCAATCGTCTCGTAGTTCAATTGACTTCGATAAGTATTGTCTATATAATGAGGAGTTATTCCATCAGCTTCATATCCTATAATTGCAAATTTATCGGTAAGTGGTTTATTCTGACTATATCCGAATGCGTCAAAAAAACCATCGCCTCCTTTTAGGATAAAACCATTATAATCTTTTTCTGCATATTTTTTGTTTAAATAAGCACTTCTCGGAACCATTCCATTTATAGACTTTCCGGTACCATTACTGAATACTCTGACCCATGGGGTCATTGGTCCTTTATAGTCTTTATAGTTTTGTTCAAAATTAAAAGTTGTGTTTATAAATGGAGTGGGAATATTCATACCAATGTTGTTGGTATTACTTCTTCTTCTTAATTCCCTTACAACTTCAGTTGGAATATTTTGTATTTCCCACCATAATGGAGTTGTATCTGTAATTTCTCCGTTTTTTGCCATAACATTAATTTAAGTTCTTTAATTGATTTAGTATACTAGCAACATTAGCAGGAATGCGTAGTTGTCTACTAACTCCCACTGATAATTGATAACCAGGCAATTTATTTGCTTTAGCAATTATCCACCACAAATTTTCATCGCCGTAGTATTTCTTAGCTATACTATCTAAATAGTCAGTTTCACTTGCGGTAATGTAAAAATCATCATATGACTCAGGTATATCTGGATAATATGTAGTTTTATAAACGTTTTTACCATCCCATCTTTTTTCTACTGGAGTAAATTGGTATCTCATGGGTTATTTGGTTGTTGTACTGTAACAGTTGGTTGTTGACCGGTTAGTTGTTGAGTAGCAGCAGAAAACGCTTCTAAATCTGTGTCGTACCTTATGTTGGTAGAGAAATTATAATCTCTGACAAGATTCACGTTGTTTCTATTAACAGTTCCATAAAAGTCTCCTCCGTTAACAATCGCAACTGGAGCATTACCCCAAGCGGATCTTCCTGCTTTTGGTCTGTCTTTTTCCATAACTGCCATTTGAATGCTAATGTCTGCTGTTCTTGGAAATTGTGCAAATCTGCCAAGAGAACTATCTTTATCGCCTCTAGGGCTTAATAAATTGTCTTTACCAGCCCACTCATATGCTCTATTTGATCCCCAGCTCCATATGTCGTTTGGAGAACTCATATTCTCAGGAATTGTCTCCCAAGAAGCATCATCTGGTATATTGACATTACAACTCTTAATAACAACAAAGTGGTTTTTGTAAAAATCACCAAGTGTTAATTGTACCATCGGAGGAACCATGAAACCACCAGCTGCAGCTTCAGTGTAATTAGCTGGTTTTGTCAAACTAGTCAAATAGTTTATTCTTGACCACATAGGCATCAATTCTTTGACACTATGTGCATTTACTGTAAAGTTGAAACTTACTTCTCGGGTAAATCCTTTATAGTAATATAGTTTATCTGGTCTGCCTAAATATTCTATTGGTTCCCATTCAGCTGTATTACTGTCTTGTATACCTTTTACAGTTGCGCTAAACGGTATATATTTTTGATTAACAATATCATAGAAATAAAACTTAATGATATCAGGACCAAAACCTTTATAATCAGATCCATCTCCGTATTGTTTATCAAATTGAGCTTGATTTAATACATCCAATGAGTTTACATAATCAACGTTATGCGTTGGTTGTATAAATCTATCTTTACCAACTTTTCTTCCCAATCTTGTTGGAAAGTTTAGTTGATTTGGATCAGTGCTAAATTTATCAGTGTATGTAGTCTTTACGTCTTTTAGATAATCCATACCAACATTATTGGTATTATCGTATTTAGCGAATTGTAATGGTTTAACATTTTTCTTACCAACGAAACCAATATCATATAAATTATTCGCGGCATTGCCGGCTATATTATCAATAGCTTTATTTAAATTAGCAGTAATTAAATCAGTTGGAGTCTTAGTTTCGTCACTAAATGTATCGGGTAAAAGTTTTGAGTTTTCGATCAATACTTTATAGTTTAATAACTGATCGCTTTGTTCTATAAACGTACCAGTGTCTCTGTCAGCTTTAACTACATCAGTGTATTTTAATCTAATCGTAGGTACCCCATCTACTTTAACCTCGCCTTTAAATCTATTAAGTGCTTGATCTTGAAAATCAGAACTTGGCACTGGATTTACGTTACTAGAATTGACACTTCCTTGAAATGTAACAACACCAACTGATTTTTGTTGTTCTTGATTTCCATATGTTTTTATATAAAAATCGTTTCTAAGCATCGAAGACGGATTGGTAGTTCCATGATAAAATCTTTGTTTTACCTTTAATCCAGTAAATTTTTGGTTTGTGCCTATACCCAAAGTCTTTTTCAAACCACTTAAAATTCCTCCGCTTTTTGTTGGGGTAATACCAGAATCGTCAAACAACGCACCGGCGTTTAGATACAAATCATATGTTTGTTCGTCCGCACGATAATTTGCTTTCCATGGCTGTGTAGGAGGTATAATACCGCCTAATAAAGTATTGTTTTTTAAGAAACTACCAACGCCTCCCAACAATTTTTTAAAAAATCCTCCTCCACCAGAAGATACCAATTTAGAATATCTAGGAGCGTTGTAAGCATTTGTAGCAGTTTGACCTCTCAATAAATCTCTTACATCGGGTCTAGCTAGAGGAGCTACAACTCTGTCTGAGTTATCAGCTCCACCCAATAAAGATGTAAATGTTGATACTCCAAATCCACCACTTGCAGCACTAGCTACGCTACTTCTTGGGGGAGATGGTACGGCTGGTCCGCCTCCATCAAATAAACCACCAACTGTTCTAGCTATAGAACCCAATCCACTTCCGCCTAATAATCCACCAACTATATTGCTAGTATCAAGATGTCTTGTGGGTCTATCAACCAATCCAAATGATGCAAGTCTAAGTGCAGCTATAATTGGAGAAGCTGGATTGTATACTTTGGTTTCATCAAATGGTTGAAATCCTTGCAATACAAGTTGTTTTAATATAAAACGAGTACCAGCAGAGCTTCCTAGAAATTTTCTTACTCTTGTGCCGTCTTGTCTTGATGCTTGAAATACTGTAGTAACTTTGTTTCGTTGGCCTTCTTCAATGTTTTTGTATATAAACATTTGACTAGCCATTGGACCTTTTAGATATAGATCTTGTGGTTTGTTTTGATTATATAATACAGTGCTATTTCCGGCGGTTGTAAATAATCTTTCGATTTTACCAGGAGATCTGATATTGATAAAGTCTTGGGTTGGAACTGGTAGTCTTAATCCAGCACCTTGAATATTATCATATGTAGTAACCTGAGTACCACTGTTACCATATCCCTCAACGTATGTATTACTATTTGCCATTGATTATAAATAGTATCAAGCTCTAGTTGTTGCTTGTCCAAATCCACCAGATTTTAACATTGTTGTGGATAAAGCTGCGTTAATTCTTTGACCATCAAGATTTACAGCAATACCACCATTAGCCATCATGGATATTAATTGATCTATTTTAGCTACCATTTGTTGATTGCCAGACTGAATTGCGTTATTTAATGTATCATTATTTAATGATTTTGA